TAGTGATTGTAAAAATATTATTTTGTCTGGAGGCTATCATCTTAATTGTTCTAATAATTTTAAATTGGTAAAACACTTTCCTAAATTAAATTTTTTTGTAGATCCAATACCTTACGATGGAGGCACTGCAGTTGGAGCGGTGCAGTATTATGAAAATTATTTATAAAAAGGAAGAAGCCGTAGACCTACTCTTACAGCAAGAACTTGTTGTAATATTTCAAGGACACTCTGAATGGGGAGCAAGAGCATTAGGTAATCGTTCCATACTATTTGATCCAAGAAATCCAAACGCACAAAAAATAGTTAACAAAGTAAAAGGTAGACAGTTGTGGAGACCCACCGCTGCTACAATACTTTATGAACATCGACACGAATATTTAAATATGTGTGGTTTAGATGAATCTCCCAACATGTCGTTTGCTATCGATGCTAAACAAAAAGCAGTTGACGAAGTCCCTGCGTGTGTTCATGCAGATAATACGTGTAGATTTCAAACTTTAAAACGTGAACAAAATACTACTTACTATGATTTAATAAATTTATTTTACAATAAGACAGGTGTGCCTATTTTACTTAATACTTCATTTAATTTAAAGGGCTATCCAATCGTAGAGTCCATGGAAGACGCTTTGTTGACTTTACAACACAGTGATATAAATTATTTATATACACCATGAGCAATAAATTAATACAAAAAGCATTTGCAAATATAGATACAGTGCACGGTCACTGTGAAGAGTGTCAAGAGGATTCTATTTTAGTTGCAATTGTATCTGAATTTTACAGATGCACAAACTGTGGAGCAGACACCAGGCAACATGTTAATGGTAGTATAAGATATATAAGACTAACTGAAAGTGATAAAGCATATATAAAAGCAAATGATACCAACAATACAGATAAAAGATAATTTTTTAAACGAAAAAGAATTAAAAATTTTAACTGATAATATTAGTAGAATAGATTATCAGCCGATGATTAACAAAGATGGTAATTATGGGTTCAGACATATTTTTACACAAGATGCAAAAAATAAATGGCTGTTTGAAAAAATAAAAAAACAATTTTTTCCTAATATTGAATTAAAAATGGCCATCGCTTCTTATCACTGGAGACATAATAAAGATGAAGTAAAAGCCCATAAAGATTTAGAGAAAGATTTTAATTTTATATTGTATTTAAAAGGAGATGAGTTGACTTACAATGGCACGGGATTTTATTACAAAAATAATTTAAACACATACATAGGGTTTGTTGAAAACAGAGCAATATTTTTTGATGGTAAAAATAATATGCACACAACTTTACAGGCATTAGGACCTAGTTCTGGAAGATACACTATAAATATATTTTATGATAACAAAAATTAATACTGAGATTTCAAAGAACACAAACAAAAGAATTATTGAAACTTTATATCAAATAGAGACTTGGCGTTTTGGAGTTGATAACACCTTAACAAAAGATGTTAATAAAATAGACGCAGGTTTTATGTTGGTTACTTATGATGCAAATTACAATTATTATAATAATGATATTTTAAATACATATGCTCAAGTTATTTACGATGTAATTGAGAAAAAAACATTTATGAAATTTAAAAAAATAAACAGGGTATTTTGGAATTGGTATCACCCAGGAAGTATTATGGAGCTTCATCAAGACATGAAGGATGATAATAAATTTTCTATTATATATAATCTGCATGATAATGATGGAGGAACTGAAATCAAAGTTAATGATAAAAACAATTTTTATAAATCTGTTGAATCAGAGGCTTTACTTTTTCCCAGTAAATTATATCATAGAGGAATTGCTCCTAAAGAAAATCTAAACAGGTTTTCTTTGAACATAATGTTAGAAATATAATATGGCACGTCAAAAATTTGTACACTTTATTCCAAGACCAAAACCTCGTAAACGTCCTCGACGTCATAAAAAAAGATTATCCAAGTCAGAAAAAAGAGATCACAAATCATACAATCGTCAAGGAAGGCCACAATAATGGATCATTTAGAATCAGTAGTAGAAATTAAGAGTATTATTAATCCACAGTTTATTGAAAACATTCTTCCGTTTGTAAAAAAAAGATCTAAACAAAATTTGCATGTGGCTGGGGGAGTAAGAACAGATATAAGAAACGTAGAAGGCTATCATTTAAAAATGGATGGGACTCCAACCGATCTTTTTTATTGGAATTATATAAAAGCAGAGATAACTAGACTCTACACTTATTATAAAGGAAAATTTCCTTTGATGATTAATAGTAAAATAAATCAAATAGATTTATTAAAATATAGAGTTGGAGGAAAATACAACGTTCACACTGATCATTTTGCCAAAGGCCCACGTCACGTGAGTGTTATCATGAATTTAAACGATGACTATGAAGGTGGTGATTTGGTATTTACAGATCAAAAAGAAAAAGAAATTAAAAGATTAAAATTAACAAAAGGATCAATAGTATTTTTTCCTAGTAATTTTATGTATCCGCATGGCATACAACCAATTACGAAAGGAACACGATACAGTATAGTTTCATGGCTACAGTAAATTATAAATTAATAAAAAACTTTTTTACAAAAGAAGAACTAAATCTTCTTCAAAGATATTGTTATAGACAGTTAGATGATTATAAAACTTGTGAATTTGATACACAATGTTTTTCACCAGCGTGGTATAAAGATCCTTTAATGGATTCTCTATTAGATAGTAAAAAATTTTTGGTAGAAAAAGAAAGTGGTTTAAAATTAAATCCTACTTATGCTTATTGGAGATATTATGTATTTGGAGGTAAGTTATCTAAACACACAGACAGACCATCGTGTGAAGTTTCTGTAACAACTTGTATAAAAAAACATGACGATTGGCCAATTGTAGTTGAGGGCACAAGTTTAGAGCTAGAAGAAGGAGATGGTGTTTTATATGCAGGGTGTGTTCAAGAACATTGGCGTCCTGGAATTTATAAAGGAGAAGGACTTGCTCAAGTATTTATGCATTATGTAGATGTAGATGGACCTTTTGTGCATCATTCTTTTGATTCTATTTTAAAAAACGAAGGAGCTATATTTTGTGAAGGAGATGAAGAAATAATTAAAAAAGAAAGAAAAAAATTTTTAAATGAAAGAAAAGATAATAATAAAAGATAATTTTTTTAGCAAAGACATTTTAGATCTTATTCAAAAAGATTTGTTAAGATTAAAATTTAAAAATAGATACACAGATTTAAGAAATGTTGTATATCAAAAAATTTACTTTCATGTTCCTTTGAATATTAAACATTTTGCGATCAAAGAGATGATTAAAAATGTAAAAGAATATGATTTACAAATAAAAAATTTAGATGCTAGCTATTATTTTTTAAGCACTAAACACAAAGAGGCAACTCCTCATTCAGACAACGGTTTTATAAATTGTTTAATTTATTTAAAAGGCACCCATTCTGTTAATAATGGAACTGGTTTTTATGATTTAATTGATAATAAATTTCAATTAAATACTCATGTTGGTTTTAAAGAAAATAGAGCAATAATTTTTGATGGAGATATCGATCATACTTCACTTCAGTTTAATGAAAATTGTGGTCCAAGATATGTAATGGCTAATTTTTTTAAAAAAATTGATTAGGTCTCTGCCTGTTCTGGAGTGTAAGGTTCACACGTAAATTTAGGATAGAGTCTACCTTTATTTATCTGATCTTGTTTTAAATTTTCACCGTTGAAAAAAACTTCAAAGGACTGGCCCAAACCATCTTTGATACAACTGTCAAATGTATCGTGAGATTGTTGATATGTGTGCATTTCCTGACTTATAGGAAGGCAGTTATTATGTAGCACAGAACACACGTATAGTGTTAGAAAAAATTTCATTGACAACCCTTGTAAAATTATATAAATATCCTATATCTTTAGATATTAACGAAAGGATATACTAGATGACAGACATAAGCAAATACAAAAGTCTCGCAGTCGATCATGCTTGTTATGATAAGATTGATAAAATGACCAAGCTTCTGGCACCAGGGGTCACATTATCAAGAGCACAAGTAATTAGAATGTTAGTAGATGAGAAAGCTAAGAAATTAAATGGCAAACTTACAAAGTCTATTTCCAAAAGCCGTTAACGTTCTTGGCGAAAGACGAGATCCAGAGCGTAATCTTTGGAGAAACGTTTTAATTGTAGCCCTAGAAGATGCAATAGGAAAAGGTTGGAGAGACTATGGCATTGGAAGAGGTTACAAATGTGAAAGAGCACGTGCGTATTTTTTGGAACCAAACAGAGACTTTGCAATGGTATGCCAATATGCAGGGTTTGACCATGAATATGTGCGAAAGAAAGCAAAAAAATATTTTAAGGAGAACACAAAATGACAGACCAAACAAGATGGGGCATCGATATGGTGCAACAAGAAAACAAAGCAAAGGCACACGCTGAACAAAAATCTATGAGAGATGAGTTAGCTTTTTTTGTAATGAATTGCACTTACTTTCAAATGCAAGAGTTGTATTCAGAAATGAAAAGGATGAAGAGAAAAAATGAGAGGGGATAGCGTAGAATATAAATTACTGGAATCGTGGGTAAAAGGTTTACGGCCTCAAGAATTCTATTTGACTGTAGAGGTTGGAGTCCGAGAAGGTTATGGCACTCTTGTTATTACCGATGCGTTGAAAGATAAAAATTATTTTCATGTTGGTATCGATCCGTATGGTGATCTACTTTACAAACACCTTGATAAACAAATCGATCGTGAGAACGGTACAATTGCATACTGGACAGACTTTGAAGGTAGACCTTTGGTAAATGAAGACGGTACACCAAAAGTGCCTACATACCCTAATTCAATGAAACAAACTTTTTTAAGTCAATTTAAAAATCATGAAAATTTTATATTGTATCAACTAGAAGACACAGAATATTTTAATTTGTTTGGTGCTGGCCTGCCTATCTATCAAAACGGTCAAAAGAAATTAGTAAACGTCTACGATTTTGTACACTTTGATGGACCACATACAACGGAAAAAGTATTAGAAGAAGTCATGTTCTTTGCACCACGATCTAGAGTTGGTACACGATTTGTATTTGACGACATGAAGACATATGAAATGAGTAAGATAGCATACATATTAGAACACTTTGGATTCAAAACATCTGAGATGGGTGATGATAAATGTATGTTAGAGAGAACAGAATGATACCAGAAACAGACAGAGCCTACATTGCAGGTCTATTTGATGGCGAAGGGTCAATACATTTTAAACGTGGTATGGAGAAGAAAAAGAAACATAATGGCAAGCCCGGTTACAGATACTCAAACTCCATGCGCATCAGCATGGAGATAACCATGACAGATTATTCTGTATTAGTTTGGGTCCACGAAACGCTGGGTGTAGGAACGCTTCGATCTAAGACTGTAAAAGGTAAACGTAAAGATGGCACAAAGTATCTACCACAATGGAAGTGGCGATGTACATTTAGAGATGCTTATCACGTGTGTTGTTTAATCTGGCCTTGGGCTCATGTTAAACTAGAAAAAATTCAACAAGTAATAGAGCACTACTCTCAGATAAAAATGGAGGGTAAGGTAGTTAATTTAAAAGAGTATAAACAATTGATGAGTTTAGAATGATTCTAAACTAGAAAGGATACATATGTTGTGGGATGGCAAACCAAAATTTGATTATATAAAAGTACCTAGAAAGACAACTAAAGAAAAAAGAACATACGACGCTGAAGGTGAAGACTTGCCCAGTGTTACTACAATATTGTCAGCGACTAAAGATGCGGAAGCTGCTGCAAAGTTGGCAGCATGGAGGCAAAGAGAAGGCGAAAAAAAGGCAGATCAAATACGTGATGATGCAGCCGCTCGGGGTACAATAATGCACCGTATTTTAGAAGGACATATAAAAGGGGCTGGCCACATGGACCTTACTAATCTAGGTCAGGAGGCAGGCACCATGGCTCAAAACATCATCGATGCTGGGCTATTTAAGCCTTTAGAAGAGGTTTATGGGGTTGAAGTACCTTTGTACTACCCTGGTTTGTATGCTGGTACAACTGATGTGGTGGGAGTTTATAATGGCCGGGAGTCTATCATAGATTTTAAACAAAGCAATAAATACAAGAAACGTGAGTGGATTGGAGATTATTTCGTACAATGCGTGGCTTATGCGATGGCTCACAATGAATTGTATGGCACTAATATACAAACTGGAGTGATTCTAATTAGCGAAAAGAATGGTAAAGTTTATAGGTATACCTGCGATATGGCTGATGAATGGCGACATTTTAAGAAAGAATGGCTTATGAGAATAGATAAATATTACAAGCAACAGGAATCAGGGACCAAGAACCCATAGAGTATTCTGTATGAGATTTATGTTTGTAAAAAAATTTTTGAAAAATATAGTGATACAATGCTACAATGGCTTAAAAGTGTTGGTATTACTTATTAAACTACTGCTACAATGGTGTTACAATGGTGTTACAATGTGCTTCAGGGAAATCCCTACGCGCGCGCGTGAAAACGCTTTTTACAAAAGCAGTTTCTCGTGTATAAAACTCTATGGAAGGAATAAATGAGAGAAATAAAATATAACTTTTTGCATTGGGGACCGTTTGTAACTCATTATAAATTATCTCAAGAAGAGATAAACTCATTTAAACAGCTGGCACAAGGGCAGGATTTTAGAACAGGACTAGCGGGTCACTTAAAAGATGAATACGAAGTAGACAGGAGTAGAGTTTTTACTTTAATATTTCCTTATTTAAAAAGTTATGTTCAAGGTTTTTTTGATATAAGAAAAAATAAATTAACAAATGGTTTTGAATTAAAGAACGCTTGGATTAATCGTCAAAAGAAAAATGAATTTAATCCACCACACACTCATGATGATGATTTATCATTCGTTCTTTATACAGAAATCCCTGACGGGTTAGAAGCAGAGTGTAAAAGCTCCGTATCAAATAGCCCTGGCCCTGGTTGTATTGTATTTGATTTTAACATACCTGGAGGAACTTTTAATAATTTATTTTTGACAACTCATGCTCACTTACCAAGCGTAGGTGATATGTTTATTTTCCCTGCTCAATTACCACATTGGGTGTATCCATTTAAAACAACAGAAGGTGAAAGAGTTTCTATTTCTGGAAATATAAAATTTTATGGTGGCCAAAAAAAGTAAATACAAATCAGTCGTTATTAAAAAGAAACGATATTATTTTTATAAAATCACTTGGATTGATCCAACAGGTGATAGTGGGCATGCAAATGCACATGACTCGTTAGGTTTAACACCATCTAAGATGGTAACACATGCTTATATCTTTCATAAAAATAAACACAACGTCTGGACGTTTGGAAGTTATGAAGATGGTGACGAACTATTCTCCGACAGGAATGTCTTTCCCATCGGCTGCATCACTAAGATGGAGAGAATCCTTTTGTGATTGAGATTCCTGCTCGTCCTTTTGTGGTTTTGTTTTTTCTCGTACTTTTTCTTTTATATCTTCAAACGGGACATCTTCTAGGATTGGTGAGTAATCGTCGATTATTTTTTTCATTCTTGATTCTAATTCTTCTGTTGTTAAGTCTTCTAATTTTCCTGTCCTTATTATCTTCTGCTCAATATATAGACCAGCCGCTTTACCTCGGGCTACTTCTGCATTTACCGCTGCAGACCAC